AGTGGTACAGTTGGAGCAGCTCAAGGAGCAGGTGAAGGAAGCCCTGAATAGAAAGGAATAATTATGATGTTAAAAAAAGATAAAGATAGATATGGAATGCAAGAAGGTGGAGCAAAACCAGACTTTTTAGATTTGGATGGCGATGGCAATAAAGAAGAGTCCATGAAAGAAGCTGCTCAAGATAAAGAAGAAATGAGAGAACCTAAAGCAAATGGTGGTATGAAAAAGCTCATGCAAGAAGAAGAAGATAAAATGAGAGCTATGTATGAAGAAGGTGGCGAAATGGAAATGCTACCTGACGAAAAAATGGAAGAACAATTTGTAGACTTTGTGATAGATGAAGCTCTATCCGAACAAGAAGAGTCTATGTTAATGGAACAACTGGAAGCTAATCCTGAGTTGAGTATGATATTCGACAAAGTGATTGAAAAAGCTTCAGAGTTTACTGGAGCCGGAGAAGTCGATGGACCCGGCACTGGGACCTCTGATTCGATACCTGCAAGGTTATCGGATGGAGAATTTGTCTTTACAGCAAAGGCAGTAAAACAACTTGGTGTTGATAATCTAAATAAAATGATGGATGATGCCGAGGCTGCTTTCGATGCTGGGGAAGATAGAAAAGCTATGGAACATGGTGGTTCTCATTCAGCAATGGATGATAATAACATGTCTGATGATACTAAAAGAGTTGAAATGACTTATAATATTAATCGACCTGAATCTGTTTCTACAGTGAATCCACTGTTAGCAAAAGAAGAGGAAGAAGACCTTATAAATCAAGAAATTAAAAAAGGTATGTTAGACAGACCCAATATTCGTAGTTAAATTTAACCGAAAGGCGACCTTTACAAGACAAGCCCTGCATGTACAGCAGCTACCTTGAAAGATTGTTAAAGCACTTAATAGGAGAATAAGATGGCTAAAAAAGAAGAAAAAGCTAACCCATATAATTTAAAAAAGAGTTGGCACAATGTAGAAGATAAACAATTTGTTTCATCTGAAAATGTGTACTTTCCAGACCCCGAAAGTAATAATGTAGAAGAAAATACTGAAGAGTCTGTTCAAGAAGAACAAGAAGTTCAGACAGAAAAAAAAGGTAACTACAAGCGACCCGACTATAAAAAAAGATATGATGATTTAAAAAAACATTATGATAGTAAACTTAATGAGTTTAAACAGAAAGAGCTTGAACTTATAGAACAAGCACAACAAGGTCAGGTAAAATATACCCCACCTAAATCTGAAGAAGAACTTGCTGAGTTTAAACAAAAATATCCTGATGTTTATGATGTAGTAGAAACAGTTGCTACTATGCAAAGCGAAAGCAGAGCAAAACAACTTGAAGAAAAGGTAAAACTTTTACAAGAAAGAGAACAGCAACTTATTAGATTAGATGCTGAGAAAGAACTCAAGGCAAAGCATCCTGATTTTGACGATGTTAGAAACAGTGATGATTTCCATGATTGGGCAAAGTCTCAACCTGAGTCTATACAGAATTGGATTTATAAAAATTCTGACGACCCAGAAGCAGCAAGTAGAGCTATAGATTTATTCAAATCAGATATGGGAATAACTAGCAAAGAACAACAGCTATCAAGAGGCTCTGAATCTAAGTCTTCGGCTGCCGATATGGTGTCTACTAAGACAACTAATGTCGAGCCAAAAGAAGCAAAGATTTGGACACAAAAGGAGATTCTTTCATTATCTCCAGAAGAGTTCGATAGACTTGAAAAAGAAATCGACAAAGCTTGGGATGAAGGAAGAATTAATTAGATTAACTTAATTTTTAACCCAAAGGAGGGACGAAAAAATGGCACAGTATTTTGAACCTAGTCCAGATACAAATGCAAACTTCGGTAACTCTGTGAGTGGTCAGGCTAATAGTTTCTTTTTACCTCAAATTTATTCTGCTAAAGTATTAAACTTTTTCAGAAAGGCGAGTGTAGCAGAAGCTATTACAAATACCGATTACTCCGGAGAAATTTCAAACTTTGGTGACTCTGTACTAATTATCAAAGAACCTGAAATTAGTGTTTCAGATTACACCAGAGGAAGTGACCCTAGTGCAACAAAATTAACAGACCAAGAAACATCTTTGGTTGTTGATTCAGCAAAAGCTTTTAAATTCATCGTAGATGATATTGAAAGCAAAATGTCACATGTTAACTTTAAAGAGGTGGCAACATCATCAGCAGCTTATGCTCTAAGAGATTCTTTTGACTCAGCAGTATTAGCATCAATGTTTAGTGGTGTTTCATCTTCAAGCCCAGACCACATTTTAGGTGCAGATGCAGTAGCAGCTACACAAACAATGGGTCAGCATCAAGGTGGTTCTAATTCTATCGACCTTACAGGTTCTGATGGAACAGGAACAGACCCATTAGATGTTATGGCTTTCATGGCTAGATTACTTGACGAGCAAAATGTACCTGAAGAAGGTAGATGGTTTGTTGCTCCTCCAAGTTTTTATGAGCAACTGTCTCAATCTGGTTCTAAGTTATTAAGTGTTGACTTTAACGCAGGTCAAGGTTCTATTAGAAATGGTTTAGTTTCTAGTGGAATGTTGAGAGGATTTAATATGTACAAATCTAACAATATTGCTGCTGCTTCTACAGCAAGTGGTAAAGTGTTAGCTGGACATATTTCTTCAACAGCAACTGCTCAAACAATTATCTCAACTGAGGTCCTAAGAGACCCAGATTCATTTGGTGATATTGTTAGAGGATTGCATGTTTATGGAGTAAAAGTCCTAAGACCTGAAGCATTAGTTTCAGCATTTTATGCAATAGACTAGAAATAGTTAGGGAGGGTCTTCGGACCCTTCCATTTTTTTAAGGAATTAAAATGGAACAAAAAGAAAACAAAAACAACTCTATGCAAGATTACGAAGACATTTATCAAAAAGAAAAAATGTGTAGAGACAGAGCTGGATATAACGAAAGTTTACAGCCAAAAGATAATAAAGAAATATTTAATATAGATAAATAATGGCAACAACATATCTTGATTTAACAAATGAATTGTTAAGAGAACTTAATGAAGTTCCTCTTACTTCTGCTAACTTTTCAGGAGCAGTAGGCTTTCAAGCATTTGTTAAAGATGCAATAAATAAATCTATATTTGATATTGCTAATCAAGAACCACAGCTACCTTTCTTTTCAGCTGGAGTTAGTGGTAGTACAGACCCTTTTTATGGCAATACTACAGTTGCTACAGTAGCAGGAACTAGATGGTATTTATTAAATTCTAGTAGCTCTAGTATAACAACTGACTTTGCCTCAATAGATTGGGATGATTTTTATTTAACAACAATTAATGTTTCTGGAGAATCAGCTCCTCATGTATCAAAAGGTTTACGATTTGTAAATTTAAATGAGTGGCGAAGATACTACAGAGATAGCGAAAACGAAGATGATGCTGGTAGTCAACAGTTTGGAGAACCTAAATTTGTAATTAAGTCTCCAGATAATAGAAAGTTTGGATTAAGTCCAATACCTGATAAAGTTTATAATGTGCATTTTTATGCCTTTACAAAACCCACAGCTTTATCAGCACATGACGACACCATAGTATTACCAGAACAGTATAGTAATGTTATAACTTCAAGAGCAAGATATTACATTTGGCAATTTAAAGAATCTCCTCAACAAGCAGCATTTGCTTTAGAGGATTATAAAAAAGCTATGAAATATATGAAGTCAAATTTAATAAATCCTGCTCCTAAGTTTATGACAGACGATAGAACTTATTTTTAATTATGGCTCGTTCACAACCTTACGCAGTTGCTTGTGATGGAGGATTGGTTACTGCTTCTAATGCTTTAGATTTAGTAAGAACTCCCGGAGTAGCAACAGAATTACAAAATTTTGAAGTTTCTGTAAAAGGAGGCTACAGAAGAGTAAGTGGTTTTGCTAAGTTTGGTGGCGATAGTGCTGTTAAACCTTCAGGTTCAGTAGATACTATATTAGGAGTATTTCCTTACGCAGATGGAGTTATAGCTTGTGTAGATGATGATATTTATTTTAGTAATACAGGCACAAGTTGGTTACAAATAAATAGAAGCTCAGTATCAGGAAGTGGTGATAATCATAGTACCTTTACTGGCAGAAGTGTTTTAAATAGAACAAGTCAAGGACAAGTACAGTTTGCTATATTTGACACAGCTACATCTGATTATGGTACAGTATTTATAGCAGATGGAGCTAATAAAGTTTACAGTTTTAGAATGGAAGGAACTGGTATATTAACTTCTAGAACTTTCTTTTCTTCAGAAGTTACTGTATCAACAACAAAAGGTGTTAAATTTTTAGCAGTACATGATAAACATTTAGTAGCTGCTGGAGTTGAAGATAATTTAAATACTATATTTTTTAGTGGAACTTTAGACCCAGATGATTTTACATCGACAGGTTCAGGGAACATAGTATTAGAAGACCAAATAGAAGGTATTAAAAGTTTCCGAAACGAATTATTTATATTTTGTAGAAATAGTATTTTTAAGTTAATAAATATAAATGATTCAAGTAACATAGCAGTAGTTCCAGTTACAAAGAATGTGGGATGTTTAAGTGGTTATAGTATTCAAGAGATTGGTGGTGACTTAATATTTTTAGCACCAGATGGTCTTAGAACAGTCGCTGGTACTGTAAGGATTGGCGATGTGGAGTTGGGAACGATTAGTAAACAGATACAACCACTTATAAGCGATTTAGCAGAGACAATAAATGATTTTACAATTAATAGTCTAGTAATTAGAGAAAAATCACAATACAGACTATATTATACAAAAACAGGTGGTGCTGATTCTGTACAAAGAGGAATTATAGGCACATTAAGACCTAATGGATTTCAATGGTCAGAAACTTTAGGTATTGAAGTTACAGCTATAGGTTCTAACTTTGATAACAATGGAGTAGAGGTTTATTATCATGGTGATACAAATGGTTTTGTATATTTACATGATACAGGTAATAACTTTAATGGTTCAGCAATAGATGCTAGATATCAAACACCTAATTACGATTATGGTGATTTTGGAACATTAAAAACTTTACATTATATAAAAATATCTTTTGGTCCAGAAAATGAAATACAACCAGATTTACGAATCAGATTTGATTACGATAGTTTAGATACTCCTCAACCAGCTGATATAACTTTAGATTCAGTTCCTGCTCCTTCAGTATTTGGTACAGCAGTATTTGGTACTAATAAATTTGGAGCATCAGAACAACCTTTAGTAAGAGTACCTTTAGTAGGTAGTGGAAGTAGTAATAATTTTAGAATACAAAGTAATGATACAAAAGCTTCATACATTGTAAATGGCTTTTATGTTGATTACATACCATCAGGCAGGAGATAAAATATGGCAAGTTATACACGACAAAGTACAATCAATGATGGCGATACCATCACAGCAGCATTATTTAATAATGAGTTTAATCAATTATTAGCTGCATTTAATAATTCAACAGGACACAAACACGATGGTACAACAGCAGAAGGACCAGTCATAGGTCTTATAGGAGATGCTGGAGAAACTTCTCCAAATAATAAAGTATTAATAGACACATCAAATAATCATATAGAATTTTATGTAGAGGTATCATCCTCTTCAGTACAACAATTAAGAATACAAGATGGAGCTATAGTTCCTATAACAGATAACGATATTGATTTAGGAACATCTAGTTTAGAATTTAAAGACTTATTCATTGATGGAACTGCCAATATTGACAGC